TCTCCGGCCACGGCGAATGGCGGAGGACGCTGGACATCCTTGAAGACCATGAGCTCTACGATTACAGAAGCTAAACATAGAGCAGGCTTACAGCCAGGGTCAGACATGTGAATACCATCCTCAGTGAGGATTACACGGTGCATCTGATCCCTCAGGTCCCTCTTCACATACATGTATCTAGGAGCCAATAGTAGCCCCAGACATTGATGGAAGAAGAATGCCTCATACCGGTTCTTTGAAAATTCATTTATGAACCGGCTGAGGACCTCGTAGATAAGCTCATTATTGAGCATGTTCGAGGCACCGGAGAGGTCGTAGACAGACAACCCGTCTTCATCAGTACATATGTGCTTACCTCTCGAAAGGTCTACAGCAAAGTCCCACCCTTTCATTGATCGGGTGAAAGCCGAGCGTAATGCCGGGTAGACCTCGACTACTCCTGACAGCCAATGGCCGAAAGGTTGTAGCATCAGTGTAACAAAGGTGGGAGGTTCAGATAAAAATCTCACCTTGTTTCCTGATTCCGGTTGGGCAATCAGCTTTGTCCTCACCGGTGTTCGAACGAAGCCACTCCTCGGAAGAGGATCCTCCCACTCACAAGGAGGACCAGGGAGATACCCCTGGGCAACGTTCTGTTCAACCGCCAATTGAAGTATTTGGTGAGGGAAACTCTCATCAAGTCCAAATAACGGATCTTCAATCGTTCGGTGCTCATTGACTTCTGCGAAGATTGTCATCATGAGCTCGTCCGGAGCCATTTCGTCCCGGAACGAATTCGTCAGGAATAGAATTCCGTCTCTTAAACGGGAGAATCTCCCGACGGTCTTATAAGGTTTAATGCCTTTAATCTCATTGATGGGACATCCCCACCAAGAGTTTCCGGAGTAGTCTTTGTCTGGGATCTTCCAAACAAATCTTTCAAGGAATTTCCTTGAGGCGTATATCGCCCCCCCTCCTTCGGTCCTGGTACTTTCAAATTTTCCTGTAGCACTCAGGGAGAGGTGTGGCCTCGTGCGAGGTTCGCCCTTCGACTTGATGTAGTTAATCAGGCGCTGCGTTGCTTTGACGACCAATGATCGCCTTGCTGGTGTCAATGACGGTTTCTTCGAGAATTGCCTTCGAAGTTCCATTACCTCCGCATCAAACCTCTTCTCAGTGAGAGGAGGTGGAGGCATAACGCGCGATTGGATGAAGTGAGTCACTTTTTCCAAAATACTTGCCGTAATGATGGTTTTGTCCTTTAGGACTTTGGCCAGTGAAAAATCATTAAGCCACGGCAACATCTCAAACCATAGTGGTCCGAGACGACCATTCTCTCCACCTGGAACCCCTCTGGGGAACTTATTTTCCACGTGGAATTCGAGGGTTTGTGTGAAGTCTCTGATGTGAAGACAAACCCTCTTCCATTCCTTACACACCGTATCATAGGAATGGATTGCTGTGGTGATGACCCATCGCCACAATCTCCAATGGAGTTTGCAAACTGGTTGCCCTCGCAGTGCGAGGTTTGAGGTAATGATACATACCTCAATGGATCTCCAGAGATGGATGATTCTACGAACATCCTTGAACTCTGCC